TCATCTTTTCATCCTCAAAACGTTATCCAGCTTCGCCGTCGCCGCCTCCTGGATATGCGGCAGGACGTGCGAGTAGGTATCCAGGGTCAGTGTAACAGAGCTATGACCGAGTCGATCAGCGACTACTTTCGGATTCTCGCCAAGCATCAAGAGCAGGGTCGCGCAGGAGTGCCGGAGAGAATAGAGCGTAATATGCTTGCCGAGATCCAGCCCGGTCAAAATGGGTGCCAGATAGCGCCGCGTTAAATTATTTATCGCGAACGGCCTTCCGACCTCGTTTGCAAAAACCAGGTCTAACGCCTCGTACGATAATTTCGAAGCTAACCGCTGTTCGTTCTGCTCCCGGCGGTGTTCCATGAGGCGGTTGCGTAAGTTGCCGGAGATCTGGATCAGCCGCCGCGATTTTGCGGTTTTCGGTTCCGTGAAATAAAATCCCCCGCCTTGCCGGTAAAACGAAACGGCGCGATCAACCGACACTGTATTCTTTTGAAAGTCGATATCCCGCCAGCGAAGCGCTAGGTATTCCTCGGGCCGCATTCCGGTCTCGAGCGCAAAGTAGAAGACGGCCCCATTCCGAGCTGTCTGGCATGCTTCGATCAACCGCGCGGCCTCGGCCTCGGTCAGGACGGTCATTTCTTTTCTATGCTTCGCTGGAAGATCCACACCTTTCGACGGGTCCTGTTTTAGATATTGTTTCCGAACCATGTAGCCGAAGAAGGCCGTCAGTACGCGGTGAAGGTTGCGGACCGTGGTTGCCGACAATCGGGTCGACAAATCAATATAAATAGTTTGAATGTGGTAGGTCTTAACGTCGGCCAGAAGTTTACGGCCGACCGTGGCGAGAAGGTAACGCCTCAAATATTCCTGGTACCCGTTATGCGTCCGATCGGCGATCTTAGGCTTGACGGCACCCAACCAGAACTCGACGGCCTTCTCGACTGTCAGCGTGATCTCCAGGGGTGAGTGGTCGGAATCGACTAGGGTTTCAAGGCGCCGGCCTTCCGCTCGAGCGTCGGCGAGAGTGCCACGGAAAGTCTTGTTAAGGAACATCCGGTCATTCCCGGTTCCTTTACTTACGCGGATCAGATATTTCCTTTCACCTTTTTTAACTATTGACGCCATCAAGACCGCCGTTAATAATCCAATCGATCAGTCTGTTTTCGTCTATGCGGATCGTCCGCGGGCCGAAGCGAGCAGACGGAAAGCCGTTCGAGCGCGATTCCTTTACCAGTGAATTGATCACTGAAACGTCGCAGCCGACGAGTTCGGCCGCATCCTCTATTTTGATAAGTTTGACGCGCGGGGCGTCTGTTACTGCATCCATAGAAAAACCCACCGTTTGCACGACAGGCTTTAAGTTTCCCTTGAAACTTCGGGCAGGATTGTAGATAGCGAAAAAAGAATATCATAAGCCGTATTTCTTGTAAACAACCATCCGCTGCTGATATAGGTGGTAGTGATCATGGTCCATTGAATCCGCGGAGTGCGACAAATCTTCCAGATCGCCGATCGGCATCATGCAGATCAGCGCCAGGGCATCGGCCTCGGCCTGCTGCCGGTCGTGGATCCCCTCGTTCGGATGATGGAGCAACGCGTGCATGAGCTCGTGGTTGGCCGTCTCGAGCCAGAGGATCCCTTTGAGCGTCGCCTTCAGGAAGATATAGTCGCGCTCGTCCTCGTAAACGTAATAGCCATTATTCTTGAGCGGGATCTCAAAGACCTGGATATCGTACCTCTCGGCCGCGAACCAGAAGTCGGCCTCCGTAAGCGGACGAATGTTTAACGCGGGAATCAGCGTTTTCAGTTTTTCAAAAGCCAAACGCATTCTTTAAATAGGGAGAATGCGCGGGAGCTGCCGATTTTGTGTTTTCAATCCGCCGCGGCCTAGAAATGAGTGTTATTTCTCTCCGAGTTTTACGATATTAGCAATATCGGCGCGATCATCCGCATCGAAAATACCGTCGTAATTCCCGAGCCGAAACTCTGTTTGCGGCCCGTTAATTATCTTCTTTATTGTTTCCAGACCAGCTGCGAAGGTCATTGTTTCGTACGTTAGGCTCTTCGGATAGTTACCCCGAGGATCTTTTATATAGGTGCCTTCTGGCATTGAAATGCGCTCCTCGCCTATAAGGAAAATGAGCTTGTGATTTTCCTCGTAACACGCGCCGGCGCATGCTGCGTAAAATTCCAAATAATATTGGTCAACAGGCGCCCACTCTGTTCCTTTGAACTCCAGATACGCCTTGGCAATAATCATGCTATTATTCGCGCGACTTGATTTTGTACGCCTCGCGTTGAACTTGACTGAGACGCGGGTGGTATCCGTGAACCTATCGTACGTCACGACATATTTTTTTGAATTCGGTAATGTGGCGACACGGGTGTGTATCGCCTGTGCATAGACCGTCGACCCGCCCATCAGAGCTAGAATTAAGGGAAGCAGTATTTTCATTCAGGATCCTCTTTGCTCTCGTCGAGTTTTTCCCTTATCGCATTCTTATCGTCGGGGTCAATATCGGAACTTCCGATTAATGCCATATCCTGCGTCGCGGGTCTAATCGCCGTAAATTCACGGGGATATTCAGCCTTTTCCTCTCTGATTGTTCTCACGATAAATTGATGTAGAAGCCCGGACATGGAAGCGCCCCGCAATCTGGCCGCGAGGGCAAATTCATCCCGGACGTTCGGATCGAGCCTTAAATTCAAAATCGCCTTTTTGACTACCACGAAAGCAAGCATATATCCACCTCGAGAAAAAAAGATAATAAAACCTCAACTTTGCGCTTGACATATGCTTTACATATGCTTTACGCTCGGAAACGTCAAGTAAATGTAAAGCAAATTTCTTGACACCAAAACAAATGAAGACAGCGAAAAAATTAACAAACGTTCGACTGAGTGACGATCTTATTCAGGATTTGAAAGAGGTCTCGGAACAGACGGAGCTCTCGCAATCGCAGATTATCCGCGAGGCGATCAAAGAAAAGGTGGCGGCACTCAAAGAAACTCTCAACGAGCCGGACCTCGCAGTCGTCGAGTAACAGTTTTTCAAGGGGGAAGCCTACGGGCTTTATTCCACGGCAGGCCGGGCAGGGATGTAGATAGCACTGCCTTTTCTACCCGGCCTTTTAATTTTCAAAGAACGATCTTTCAATTCGAGATTACAAGGACGGACTCCCACTCGTCACTAGAATTTTCCGGGGAGTTTTCAAGTGAACGATTACATGAGGCAAACCTATTCATTGTCGGACCAGACAAGACTCGTTCTAACGGGCCACGTTAAGCCGATCGCGTTCGAGCTGGACAAGACCCCGTCATATATTTACGCGATCCTCGCCGATACGGAGCCTGACAGGTTCGCGCAGTTTATGCACCTATACGCAGCATGTGTCCGCGCCGGCGCGCCGGTCGGTCATTGGGATAACTGGTTCGAGGCCGTCAAAGCAAAATACACGAAAGTGCGGCCGGACCAAACGGCGATCGAATGCCTGGCGGAGAAGATCAAGAGCGATGCCGATACGACGGCGAAGCTCGTCGACGCCCTGCAGGACGGCAAGATCGACGAGCGGGAGGGCGTCGAGATCCAGGGCGCGATCGACAAGGAGCGGGAGACTCTCGACCGGCTCGAGACGCATCTGCGGCGCGGGCAGTCGGTAAACGTGGCGTAACAGATCCAGGAGACGCTCTACGCCAAGAGCATGCTCCGGAGGAGGCGGTCAGGTTGGGGGACAGCAAGGCCGCTTCCAAACTTTTCGATCAAGGGGAAGGGCATTAAAAACCGATCCAGGGTAGGAGTTACAAACGGTCCGGGCAGGGAAGTTGGCTGCCCGGACCATAAAGACCCCCGAAAACAATATGCAAAATCTTCAAACCAAAAAGAGAGTTGTCGATTTCCCCGGTCATTCAGCAAATGTTTATTTGTGCGCCGGCTGCCATGTCGTTCGCGTGGTCAACCGCAACGCCACCTGCGCGCGTTGCGTTCCGATCGTCCTGGAAGAGTCGCGGCGCCAGGAGCGTAAGGAAAAGGCGCGACGGTTCTGGATCGCTTTCGCGTGGGTCGGAGCCGTGATCCTCCTGCTGGCCGTGTCCGGTGTGTTTAGAGGCGAACTGCCCTGGTAGGGATATTTTTATGGACGATCTCGATATCAAAGTTCTGGTAATAGCCGATACACTGGCCGACGCCAAAGAAATAAAGAACCTGTTCCGGCGGACTGGCGCCGTATTGAAAGCGATTCAGGAGATTCGGGTAGCGTGCGAGGAAATGCCGGATGAAGACGCCGAGTCGGAAGAAAGGACCTATAGGGCCATCGCGCCATATCTCGAACGGATGTTTATCTCGCTTATACAGACCTACCGCAGCCCGAACGAAATGGATCGCGATATAACGGCCATCAAGGGATTTGTCGACAAAACAGGATTACGGGGGCAGGGATGACACCTGAAGACTATAACGAACCGCATGGCCCGATGAAGCACATGATCACCCGGGACGGCTTCGTGATCACCGGCCCTGCAACGGTCCACGTCTGGCGCAAAGAGAACGGCGACGCGGATCCGTATCTCGAGAAGATCGATATCGACTTACCAATGATCTTTCCTTATCTCCGCGGCCCGGAATGGTGCATCTGCCGTCCCGGGCACTGGGCGACCCTCCTCGACACTACCTTCAGCTCCGAGCTCGTGGCTTACCAGGTGATGAAAGCTGAATGCGAGCAGATGAACACCGGCTCCCCGGGATTCAGAAGCCTCGTCGACAAGCGGATCGCGGAGCTATCGCAAACTGCGGGAGAAGCGGCCAGGTCTATCGCCAGAGTAAACAGGCCGGCGAGGGCCTAACAAGTTTCGCGGCTCGAGCTTCTCCGGTATCGAGCGCGAAAAAGGGCGGACGTGGTGGGAGACGTTCGCCCCGCACCCCCAAATGTTTTTATGACCTATGAAATTCCAATAAATTTCGGACTTGGCCAATCGCCCGATACGATGTTCGTTTTTGTCGGCGGTAACGACGGCGAGGCGGGACCTAATTACTCCTGGTACCAGCTGGACGGCGAGAACCATCGCGTCCCGATCTTCGAACCCTGCATTACCGGCTACGTGACAAACGTTAAAGGCGTCCGGAAGGACAGCCGGCGCGGGGTCGCTTACAAGGTCGACGTTACTATCCGCGGCGATCGCCCGTACGTGATCCGAAGCGGTATCGACACGAATTTCGCCCGCGGCCTGCTTTCTGCGCTCGAGATACTCGACGATCTCCGCGCCCCGATCTCCGTCGTCGCCAACCAGGGGAAAGAGGGTAAGGTGGTCTTCTGCGATGTATTCAACCCGAGGACCTGTCTGAAGCTGTGGCCGGAGCGAAACGATAGCCGAGACTGGTTCGCGCTGCTCTTCGAGCTCCAAAAGCGCCTCGGCGTGGAAGTTCAAACAATCCAGACCATCGACCACCCGCCAGCGAACGGCGGAGCCGGACGTTCGGACCAAAGCGGACTCGAGCCTTCAGCTGAACACGACCGTCTCGATGAACTGATTTCAAGGCTCTGGACCGCGAAAGAGCGCCCTATGACCTACGCGGCCGCGGTGAAAAAGAAACTCAACGTTCGGGCGGAAGATCTTACGGTCGCGCAAAAACGCGAGATCCTTCGAGGCCTCGAAACGGAGGAGGTTTGATCTATGGACTCCTTTTCAATCGAAACAGGTATTCAGGCCTTTCCATCTGACAACGAGCTCGACAGCATGAGCCGCACAGATCGTATCTCCGTAAAGAGGAAGATCAAGGACGAGATCGCCATTCTTGTCTACCAGGCGCTGCGGAAGGCCAGGGTAAGCCCGAGCCCGACGAAAACCCGACCGCTGTTTAAGGGCCCGGTCGAAGCCATCCTTACGGTCTATTATTCCGACGCGAAAAAACGCGACGTTCACAATCTGAGCATCAAGCACGCGCTCGACCAGCTGGTTCTGAAACACATCATTCCCGACGACGATTACACGGTTATCCCGAGAGCGACGATCGTTTATGGCGGCCGCCGTGCAAAGCCAAGCGCCGTTTTCCAGCTGATACCGATTCAAGGAGGGCGAGGCTGATGCCTTTCCAGTGCCGGCGATGTGTTACGGAGATCATCTGGCTAAAGCATGCCACGACGAATAAGCCGGCGCCGATCGAGGCCGCTCCGCATCCTGACGGAAATTTAGTAATCAGCCGGGAGAAAGGCCTTTACCGGCAAGCGACCGACGAAGAAAAGGAAACGGCAAGGGTGGAGGGCAAAAACCTTTATATCAACCATTTCGCGACCTGCGAGTTTGCGAAGAAATTTGCGAAGAAGGAGAGGGCCAAACAATGACTTTGGAATATAGATTTCAATCGCTACAAGGGAAATTCCCTCGTAAATTGACGCCGCGCGATCAGCGGGACTATTCACGCTTCGGTAAGACGTGGAAACAGGTCCAGGAGCTCCTCGAACGCGAACTTAGGATGCTCGGCTATCGGCACGGATCGGTCGTGATCCTGACCGGCCACGCTCCGTACGACGTGCGGAACGACGGGAAGCTTAGGGCAGATGCCCGTAACGCCGAGCATCCGGGCGTAGTAGTCAGATTCGACCGGTACGAAAAACTCACGAACGGGCAAGCACGGTATGTACCAATGTCCTTCGAATGCGACCAGTTCGTTGACTGGAAAGCGAACGTGCGCGCTATCGCGGATGCCATGGAGGCCCTTCGCAAGATTAATCGTTACGGAGTCTCCGGAGGCGGAAAGGCCGGGGCTCATTATGAAGGCTACAAAACACTTCCCCCGGGCGACCCGCTCGAATTCGACGTCAAGGCTGCTACGGATTTTCTCTCAGAACATTCCGACTATTCGGCCGCGGTAATTACAAATGCCGCGGGTAAGTTCGAAGCCGCCTATAAAAAGGCCGTCCGCAAGCTTCATCCGGACAATCAACAAACAGGTAATCACGAGCTATTCGTGAAATTACAGAAGGCTAAAAGCCTTCTTGAAAAGGAGTTAATCAAATGAAAGCAGCTGCTACAAAAAGCAAGGAAGATCGGACGAAAAAGGTCGCGCAGAGCGATCTTCCCGACGTTATCAAACAACTCGGCTACCGTGCGGAGAAATTAAAAAGCGGATGGGTCGCCTATGAGGTCTTAGGAGATCGTCGCTTCGGTCCCTGCAGGACGCAGGCTTTGCTTCACGACGCGATCGTCGCCGGCAACATTACCGTCGCCGGCGCTGCGGACGCGGTCACGGAAGATACCGACTTCGAGGTCCTTTCGCATGACGCGGCCGCGGCGGAATCCGAAATCGATGAAGAATTTACCGATCTTGAAGAAGACGTAAACAAGCAGAAATTTCTCAAAGGCATGGCGCCCAAAATACCGCCTGTTATCCAGCCTATTATTGACCAGGTCTTCGAGATCGAACGGATCTTAAAGCCGGACTTCGCTTCGGCGCGGGACGCGCTTATCGCCGGTCAGGAAAATCTCTCAAAACTCGCCCACGGCAATATCAAGTATTTCAGCGAACCCGACGATAAAGGCAAGCGCGTCTACCGCGCCGGCGGGGTGAAAGTAACGATCACTTTTGAAAAGGAGAAGATCTCGACGGAGATCGACGAAGACGATACGGAGAAAAAATAAGGAGAAAGCATATTTATGGGAAAAGAGGTTATCCAGCAGGCGCCAACGACAGCGCCGTCGACGAACGGAAAGACGGTACCGGTATCAGCCACGGTCGACATTTTACTGACCGATATAAAACCATCATCGCTAACACCGCAGAAAAACCGGCGCGCGCGGTTCGATCCGGAAAAACTTAAAGAGCTCGCCGCCAGCATCGCGCAGAAAGGAGTGATCAGCCCGATCACCGTTCGCTTCATAAAGGACGGATTCGAGCTCGTCGCCGGCGAGCGTCGCTGGATAGCTTCCGGAATGGCGGGAGCGAAGACAATAACGGCTGTTGTCCGCGAGATCTCGGACCAGGACGCGGCCGAGATACAGCTGCTCGAGAACCTTCAGCGCGAGGACGTTCATCCGCTCGACGAGGCAACCAGTTACAAATATCTACACGAAAAACTAAAGATCGATATCGCGGAGATCGCCCTGAAGGTCGGCAAAACCGAAAAGCACGTTCTTGGCCGTCTGAAGCTAAACTCCTTAACCGCGGCTGCTTTCAAAATGCTTAACGCCGCCGAGCTTCCGATCGGGCATGCGATGGAGATGGCGAAATACCCCGTCGAATCCCAAAAGGTCATCCTCAAAAACTGTCTTACCAATTGGTCTGGCACTGTTTCGCTAAAGCAATTTCGGGACAACATCGAACGAACCGTACAGCTAAAGCTTTCCAAGGCGTCGTTCAGCCTCAAAGCTACCAACCTCCTTCCATCGGGCCTCGCGTGTGTTGATTGCCCGGAGAGGACCGGAGCGAATCCGACCTTGTTCGATGAAGCGGACGCGAAAGACGACCGGTGCCTCAACCAGGCCTGTTACGGGAAAAAGGTTGACATGTTCGTCCAAATTACACGGACAGAGGTCACGTCGGCAGCTATACGCGCCGGCAAGCCTGAAGGCTATGAAGCGCCCCTCGTTAGGCCGCACAGCTACGGACGGGATAACAAATATCCAAAGGCGCTGAATTACTACGACGCGGAATTTTTTACGGCTAAGAAGGATACCTGTGATTACGCTGAAACGGGTGTGATCCCCGATGGTGATCGGGCCGGACAGAAGACGTTGTTCTGCCGCGACAAAAGCTGCAAGAAGCACAAAATCAGCAGCTCCAGCAGTTCATCGTCGTCGACCGGCGAGAAAAGTGAGGGCGAGAAGGAAAAATTCCGACAGCGAAAGGAAGAGATCTGGACCATTAAAGTCCGCGAGGCCGTTCGTCGAACGGTCCTCAAAGAGGCCGCGGTTGCGTTCTCTCAAACGTTCGTCATTACCGGCAAGAAGATCGATCTGCTCCCCAATCTGGTCGGCCGGATGTGGGATCTCTGCGAGGGAGATACTCTGCTGCAGCTCGTTAAGCCTCTGATGGTGGAAATGTTCGGTAGTGAAAAGGAAAAGATCGTTTATTCCACTAACAAACTGTCGGACATGACTGCTCGTTTTCGGGATAACTTAACCGGTATCGAACAGGCCCAACTCCTCTTCCTTCTTACTCATGGCGCCGAAAATGCGATGTATTACAACTACAGCTACAAATCGCAGTTTTATATTCAGCGCCTGGCCGAAGAGTTCTCTATAGATTACCGACTCGCCGACGCGAAACAGAGGGTTGTGTTTTCGCCGAAGAAGCATATGGCCAAACATACCGACTATCTCGCTGCCGTCGAAAAGGGCAATAAAGCTGCGCAGATCCCGGTAATCTACGCCGAAAAATACGAGATAAAGGACCCGAAATAGGAGACGGCGATGAATGAACTGGTTTCAGACCCTAATCGCCAGGTGACCTGTCGAAACTGCGGCTTCATATCGACTGTTGAAGCCGCAGACGCGGCCGGGCCTTATTGCGCGGGTTGCGACGCGGTCAAATGTGCCTTTTGTGGATGCACGGATACAACTCCCTGCTTTCATCCTGTGTACCCGCAGATGCCGTGCAGTTGGTCCGAGCCCGGGATGTGCGACTTCTGCTTCTTCAAGATATCGGAGGAGCAATACAACGTCGTTACGGCCACGGTCGCGGACATGCAGGAGAGGAGAATCATTACCTTAACGTGAAGGAAACTGAACATGGCAAATTGGTTGCTGCAGCCCGGATCTGGCTGCGCAGTGGCCCGCGCGTTATTAACGGGGGGACTTCGTATCGACAGCGCTGCTCCGTCGTTGTTTCAGAAATAAAAGCCCTCACGGCGGAGGAGCCGGACGTCCTGGGCTGGTATGACATGTGGACGCACTTGGTCGAGGTCAAGGCCTCGCGCTCCGATTTTTTGTCGGACAAAAAGAAACCCTTCCGCGCCGAAGCTAGGCTCGGCATGGGCGATTACCGGTGGTATTTCACGATCGACGGAGTTGTAAAACCTGAAGACCAGCTACCGCCGGGCTGGGGCCTCGTGATTTACGACGTCGATCGTGTAACCGCCAAAATCCTCCGCCCGGCCGAGCATCAACCGGCAAAGCACGTCGACGGCGAGGTCCTCATTCTCACGTCGTTGTTAAAGCGCATCGGGCAGGTACGGCCTCGGGGTATCAATATCCGTTGCCACACCCACGTAACGAAAAATAGCGCGGTATTGGAAATGGAGGTCGACGACGGCAGTTCTGAATACGCGTTTGCTACGACCCTGGACAGAAAGGAGATACATGGAGAACTCTAACGGGTTTGATCCGGACCTGAGAATCGTCTTTGAACCCGGTACCCACGCGCAGGCTGTTAAATCTTATGCCGCTGGTTGGGCCTGGCTGCTGCAGACGGGAATAGCTGAGCGCGCAGGGCTGTATGGCCTTTTGTACGCACCTACGCACCCCCTGGTGCCAACAGCAGCCCGTTACGCGGTGCCTGGCGTCCTCGCAGAACCGCTTTGGAGCGTAAAGATTGAGATCCAGGTCGACAGCGACGAAACCCTCGAATGGCTCGGGTGCGTGAAGCCGCCGGAGAATGCGTGGTTTGAAATGGTCATGGGAAATTTAATATGAGCGATTGTCTTGAATGCAGACGAAAAGAGAAACGGATCGAGCAGCTCGAGCGGCTAATAGCCAGTATGGCGGCGTCGGCCGACGAGGTCTTTAGCCGGATCCGGACAACGAATGTCGTAGAGCTCGCCAGCGGCAAGTACGCCGGCCGTCGCGCCGAACTTCGGGAGGTACCAAAGCGATAATGGCATCCGTATTTCTCGAATCAAAGCGCGAGCAATTCCTTCAGCGGCCGCTGCCGTCCAGCAACGAAGCCGAGCGGATCATCCTCGGCTGCTTACTCCTGGACAATCTTCTAATGCTTCAGGCTGCCGAGCTCCTTAAAGCCGACGATTTTTATTCCTCGCGGCACCGGCGGATCTTCGAGGCGATGCTCGGGGTCTTCGGCCGCGGCGAACCTCTCGAGCCGGTCCTGATCGGAGAGGAGCTTAAAAAGGAATCCATGCTTGAAAGCATCGGCGGCGTGGCGACGATCATTGATCTCACCTACGGGCTTCCGCACATGAGCGACCTGATCCTCTATATCGGGATCGTTAAGAAAAAGAAGCTCGCCCGGGACCTGGTACGCGTTTGCAACGATATCGTTAGCGAAACGCTCAACGAGGAGGAAGAGGTCGAGGACACGCTCGAGCGCGCCGAAAGGCAGATCTTCGCCTTATCCGATTTCCAGCTAAAAAAAGGCTTTGCAAAGCTCGGAGTCGTCGCACGCGATGTTAGGCAGAAAGCCGAGGAATTCGCGAAGCGGGAAACACACGCCCTGCTCGGCCTCGCGACCGGGCTCCGAGATCTCGACGAAAAAACGGGCGGACTGCAAAAGTCCGATCTGATCATCGTCGCCGGCCGGCCATCGATGGGAAAGACGACCTTGGTCCTTAACTTCGCGGCGAACGCGGCGAAAGCGGACAATGCCGTCGTCGTCGTTTTCTCGCTTGAAATGTCCAAAGAGCAGCTCGCCTTAAAAATGACCGCCGCCGAGGCCAAGATCGACAGCAATCGGTACCGGACCGGTTATCTCACTCAGCCTGAATGGGGCAGGATCTCGTTCGCGATCGACGGCGTTCTCACAGAATCCAACATTTTTATTGACGACACGCCGGGGATATCGGTTTTTGAAATGCGCTCCAAAGCCCGAAGGCTCAAAGCCGAACAAAAAGCTTTGGACCTTATAGTCGTCGACTACCTTCAGCTGATGAGCGGCGGCCGGCGGACAGAATCCCGCCAGCAGGAAGTCGCTCTGATCTCGCGCGAATTGAAAGCCCTGGCTAAAGAGCTGAACGTGCCCGTCGTCGCGCTTTCTCAGCTCTCGCGTGCGCCTGAAGCGCGCAATCCTCCGCGGCCCATGATGTCCGACCTCAGAGAGTCCGGAGCGATCGAAGCGGACGCCGACGTCGTCGCCTTTATCTACCGAGAGGATTACTACAAGCCGGACGAAGAAAATGCCGGCATCGCCGAGATCATCATCGGCAAGCAGCGAAATGGCCCGGTAGGAAGCGTTAAGGTGGCCTTTATTAAGGAATTTTCAAAGTTTGAGAACCTCTACGGAGGAGAATAAGTTGATGAGGAGAATTTAATGGCTAAAAAACCTACACCCAAAATTAAGACGCCCGTTCATCAATGGGTAAATGAGGACGGCGAGGTCCTGATACTGCGTTTTTCCAATGCAGACGGAAAATCGTTCAACAGCTTTCAGCACCCGATGGAGGTCGGCGAAGCGGTAATTGAGCCGCATTGGGACCCGGAACCGGTTTGCGGCGGGGGTATCCATGGCTGGCCCTGGGGAATGGGTTTAGGCGATGGAAAGGAGCCGGACTGGAATGACGGCCTGTGGCAGGTCTATGGTGTCAAGCCCGGGGATATAACCGGGAATGTCGGCGGTGACCAAAAATGTAAATTCAAGACCGGGATCCTGCGCTATAAGGGTGACTGGTACGGCGCAATGATGTTCATCCTGGACGGGCAGAAAAAGTGGGTTGAACATTTCGCGGATGGCGAATCGTCGGCTACCGGCGACAGCTCGGCATCGTCGGCTACCGGCTACAGCTCGGCATCGTCGGCTACCGGCGACAGCTCGGCATCGTCGGCTACCGGCGACAGCTCGGCATCGTCGGCTACCGGCGACAGATCGGCATCGTCGGCTACCGGCTACAGCTCGGCATCGTCGGCTACCGGCGACAGATCGGCATCGTCGGCTACCGGCGACAGCTCGGCATCGTCGGCTACCGGCTACAGCTCGGCATCGTCGGCTACCGGCGACAGATCGGCATCGTCGGCTACCGGTAAGGCCTCCGCCGCGATCGTCACAGGTTACCAAGGCAAAGGGATGGCCGGCGAGTACGGATGTATCGCCCTCGCCTGGTGGAACGAAAAAGAGCAGCGGTACGAAATGAAGTGCGCAGAAACCAGTGACGAAAAAGGCTCTGGTGGAAAGCTTAAAGCGTTCGCCTGGTACCGGCTGGATGAAAAAGGGAAATTCGTACCGACCACCAAATAGTGATAAACGAACACTCAAAACTACTCATAAACGAAACGCCGCTCCAGGTGCTTCCCTCGCTGGCGTGCCTGATCGGCCTGCCCCGCGCGATCGTTCTTCAGCAGATTCATTACCTTTGGTCGCAGAAACGTGGGGGGGTGATGATCGAGGGCGAGAAATATATCTACAACTCGGCGCGCGAGTGGGTAGAGGACCACTTCACCTTCTGGAAAACCACGAACAAGAAGAGCGGGAAGGTCTCCGGCGATACGGTCAGTAAGCACCTTCAGTGGCTCGAAACCAACGGGTATTTGATTGCTAAACAGCCGCACAAAAACACCGGGGATATGACGAAATATCACCGGATCGACTACGACTTTTTAGACAAAAAATACCTCGAATTTATATCGGCCGGGCAGCCTGTAGAAGCACCTGACCATTTGGAGAAAAATCCAAATGCATTTGGAGAAAAATCCAAAGACCATTTGGAGAAAAATCCAAATGGTAACCAGCAAAACACTACTGACCATTTGGAGAAAAATCCAAATCATTCCTTAAGAGTTAAGACTTCTTCTTCAGAAGATTTAAACACACACAAGAGCAAAAAAGGTGTGTGTGTGGAGCCTTCGGCGACCTTCAGAGGCTACGCCAAAAACTTCAGGACCTGGTGGGAAAAATCGCACGGTCCGGGCAGCTGCCCTCCTGATACCGATCCCGTTTTCGAAAAGCAGATCGAGTGGCTGCTCGACGAAGGGATCCTGCTGAGCGAGGTCGAGGCATTTTACAAATTCGCTACTACCCACGCCTCACAGATCAGCTGGCGGAAAGGGCCCGTTACGATTGCGACGATCCTGAAGGAGATCAAGGGCTGGCTGGCAAAGGAAAAAGCCGCGGCGCCGGCCTCGAACGGCAACGGTCATAAACCGACCTATTGCGACGCCTGCCGGGAGGGCTTCGGCTGGATAACGATCGTCGTTAACAAGGTCCCGCGCAAATCGAAGTGTAAACACCAGGAGGCGAAGCAAACCGTAAAAGCATGACCCACGAATATCTGAAAAACACTGTTAAAAGTGGGGGGGGGGGGTATTACCGACATGCCTTTTGCCGACGGCTCTATAGATGCCGGGATCCATCTGCTTTATCTGGCGACGCCGCGCGGGGTGACTAGGACGACGCAGGAGATCGCTGATGTTGCGGGGTGTAACAAAAACAATATTTGGCTGATAGAAAAACGGGCGTTGAAAAAGCTCGAGATCGCACTGGCCAAGAGAGGATTGAAGATTTTTTTAAACAAACAAAGGGAGACAGAAATGAACGAAAAAAACATTGATTACACAAAATTAGAGCAGATGGTAACCGAAGGTAAATCGGTCGACGAGATCTGCCTGGAATTCGGTATATCGAGCGGCAGTTACTACAACTGGCAAAATTCCGATCAAAAATGGAAAGACGCGATCGTCCAGGGAAAGCAGCGCCGTAAGGGCGTGCCGGCAACGGCTTCTAACGGTCAGGTCGAGCTTCCGGAGGACGAAGAAGAGGCGCTCCGGATCATCGAGGAAAAGGTCGTCGAAGCGATCGGCGGGGGAAGTAATCTAAGGCGAGCGATACACACTGCCCTCGAAATGTACCCCCCCGGCAAGATAGGCCAGGCGATAAGCGGCCTTGTCGCGGCCCGGGCGATCGTAGAACGGCAATGCGGCGCCGTGACGGCCTATTTTGTCAAAGGCAGCGAGCCGCCGGCGACGTCGAAGCTCGTCATGAACGGCAACGGCGGAGTCGATATCGTCACGATCCCGGAAAGAGCTGCGGCAGCGCCGGTAGGAAGTCCGCTCGCAGATTTCGATCAGAAATTTACTAAAACAATTAGCGAAAACGGCGGCCGTCTGCCAGTGGTCGACGAAGTCAAAATCAACGAGGAGGACCCGCTCGATATACCCGACCAGGAAGAAGATGTTGTCGGGAAGGAGTACGATCTCTCGGCCGCGGCTGATCACGCGGAGTTCCCGAACGGTCCGGACGGGGCGGAGGATAAGATCTGGTATTGCGGCAACTGTGGCGCCGGTCTATTCGGGGAAGGCAACCACGCCTGCGCCGGGGGCGCCAAGGACGAAGTACAGGTCGCGTGCGATGCCGAGCAGCTGGTCGAGCCCGAACAACAGGCACCAGCGTCTCCGTTCGATCTTCTCGCGGAGAAAGAGCTGCCGGTCGATAATTTCAGCCAGCAACGGGAAAAGGAAACCGAAAAGGCCCCTGAAACAGGACCGAGAGACGAGCAAGCTAAGGAAGCCGAGCCCTCTCGCTGGCGGGACGATCCGCCAAAGCGTCCCAAAACCTTGTTCGAGCACTTATTCGAAAACGAAGGTTTGCCGGGGATAGGAGGAATGGGTGGATCCCGAGCGTTCTTCCCCATGGCGGGGCTCATGGCCGCGATGCCGATGCCGCAGTTCACGACGGCGATCGATCTGAAAAGCGGCCGGCTCGTTATCGACTTCTCCGGTAGCTTTTTCAAGGAAAACGCGCTCGGCCGAGATCTCCTTTGCGCGATCGCGGAAGTGGTCGAGGCCCACGAGGAGCAGGCCCGCGCCGAAAGGACTCCGCGGGTCGCCGAGGAGGTCGTACGGTGACCAAACAACAGTTCATCCTCTCGAAACTAGCCGATAGCCTGAAGCTCCTGTCTAAACAGGAGCCGGCTCTTCGGCGCATGAACAGGATGGCGATCGCCGGTCAGTCGGTCGCCTACCTTATCGCCATTCAGAAAGATATCGACCAGGAATCCCGCGACGCAGCGCTGTTTATGTTCGATTTCTTCACGATGCAGGCTTTCGGCTACTCCGCGGCCGCGGGCGCGGTTCGTACGATCATCGATAAAGACTTCCGGAGGATCATCCTTCCCGAAACAACTGAATTTGCCGACGAGCACAATAAAGTTCTCGAAAGTGGCGAACTCCGGGACTTTCTAATGGGAGCGATGAACGACTGGTTTGAGGAGACGGACGGAAAAATGAAGGCGCTGGCGGCTGGCCTTCACGAACGGATGGTCCGGGTTATTAGCGACGAGGACTTCCCGGAATACCTCGAGGAGGGCAAAGATGCCTCAGCTTAAACAGTGCGCCGGGTGCGCTTTTCGTCCGGGCTCGGAAGCGAGCGAGGAGCCGGTAAGCTATTTAACGGCCGAGCTGTGCGTTCTGGGCCCGAAATCCTTTCACTGTCACGAGTCCGTCGATTATAAGAACCCGGTCTTTGGTCGTCCGCTTTCCCGCCAGGAGAGGCGCGAACTGGCGCCAGCTGCGCGGGTATGCGGCGGGTGGACCAAGCGCGTCCAGGAACTCAAGGCTACCGGTTACTACGACGAGAACCCGGTGGAGACGAAGGTCTACGCGTCGGTCGCGACGGAAACTCTCAAGGACTGGCAGGCCGAGGAAGATCCAAACGAGAAAGCCGAGCTGCTCGAAAAGCTCGGTGAAGTTCTTAAAAGCCTGAACGCAAAGAAAAGGAGGTTTATCTGACCTATGACCAATGAGGAAAAGATCAATCTCTTCAAAGAGCTTTACCAGACAATGACACGCTTCGAAGCGGATAGTTATAAACCTTTCATGCCGAACGGCCAGATAGAGCAAAAAGCTATCTGCGTAATCAAAAGCACGTTACTAGGCCGCCCCGCGATTTCAAATGGTTGTTACGCGTTGGTGTACCCGTCGAAATTCCTGGACGGAATGCCCGAAGTTAACGCTCAATGGTTCCACGACAAAAATGACAATTTCGATTCTTTGGTCGAATCAGTCCTCGCAGAGTCCCCTATCCAGCCATTATTTTACGATGAATACGGCCTATATTTCGATAACTCCGCGCTACTCAATCGCCAATATTTCGATATCGTCTGGCTGGTCTACCACGCTAAACAGCTGAACTTCGCGCAAGATCCTCTCGATCCGCGTGGCCCGATATTGGTCAAAAGCGGGTTGGACATCGTAGGCGTCGTCATGCCGTGTTTCCTCGACAAGATGATTGGAAACTATTCGGATGAACAGATTCGCCCGGTTATCAAATCATACTGCCGATATCTCACCGATCCGGACTTCGGCAAAGTCGAAGAGGTGGGACCATGCGAGAAATGCGGAGGAACAAACGATGTAGGCATTTTCGGAAAAAGCGAGGAAGCCGGAACCGAGGGATTTACGATCTGCCATTGGTGTTACCTGGACACCGAGGGCTTTGTTGAATGGCTTGCAAACGAAATGCGCGAGGCCATGGGAGAGAATAATGGTGACCAGGCAGATCGAGAGTCGGGTAGGAGCAATAACTAAAAATGGCGAACGAGCCGAAGATGATCTATTGCGAAGGGAGGCTGCCCGAGACCGGCGAGCTGTGCAAAGCGGAGCTCTGTGAGATTAATGGTTCCGTGGTCACTTTAAAACCTGCGAACGGGCGAAAAAGGGTCGTCGACCTCCGGAACAATAGCGTGACGTGCGATATCTGCGGCTTTAAGACGCGGGTGAAGTTTAAGTGAGTACATTTTTTCCGTTGCAATTGGGCGTAGTTTTGATATAGAGTAAGTTCAATTTATGTGGGGCTGAATGGCCCAAACTACATGGTAAAACGCCGTGTTAGATCTATAAACGATCTAGCCGGCGTTTTGCTTTTTCCCCTGGAGACTAGATATGGCAAAACTAACGGTTGAAATGGTGAAGACGATCATGCCTTACGCGCCGACTGCGAGAATCAAAGCAGCGTTACCGGTCCTGATGATGGTGGCACTGGCATACAAAATTACCACGGCCCGGCGTATTCAGGCATGGCTGTCCGCGCTCGCGATCGAATCCGGTGAGTTGAAGTACCAGGAAGAGATCGCGTCAGGCGCGGCATACGAGGGCCGGCGCGATCTGGGCAACACTCAGAAGGGCGATGGTCGGCGGTTCAAAGGCCGAGGCAGGATCCAGCTGACCGGGCGCGATGTCTACGAGGCATATACCGAATATCTCAGAAACTCCAAACATCTTCCGTTCGTTGATTTCGTCAAAGAGCCAGAAAAACTCGCGCTTGAGCCCTATGCGACGGACTCGGCGGGATGGTTCGTTAACGGCTATAAGAAGCTCAACGGCTATGCCGATGTCGGTGATCTGAAAACCTACCACGTTCGTATCAACGGGCGAAACAGAAAGACGGGAAACCCAAACCAGTGGACGGAACGGCAGCAGTATTTTCGACGCGGAAAAGCGGCGATCCCAACCGACTGGATACTAACTGCTGACGACATTTCGGGCAAACTATCGGCACCGGCCATCTCGAAAGCAAATGAGGAACATGATTATCCGAACGTGGATATCCCTGCAGCCGCGGAAAGCCCGAACGTCGAAGATCCGAACGGGCTGGACGACGATCTTATCCACGTCCCCGCCAGTGGAGAGGCAGGTGCCGATCCGCTGCCATCAGCTCCAAACAAGACCGACGTCGTTATCGAGAAAGAATCCGAACCTGTAGCGGAAAAGCCGAAAGGATTCTTAGGCGCGTTATACACAAAGGTCATGGCCGCCCTCGGCGGCGGAGTGACGACCAATACCGCCATCGAAAAGGCTCAACAGGCGCAGGCGTTAGGGTTATCAGCGGAGACTTGGCGCTTTATCTTTTGGACGGTAATTGTCGGGCTGGCAATTTGGGTCGGATACCATTTCGTGGTTGAAAAGGTCTTGCCTTGGGGAAGATGGATTGTCGGCCGTATTCGGACAAATCAACTTATCGCCAGTAACGCGACCGCGGACACGGTACAGGTCATCGAGAAAAGCAAGCTGGCCGAATACGAGGCGTTGGGTTATACGGTCGTCCGCAGGTCGTAGCCGAAAGGAAAGCCAGGCCCGGGCGGTGTAAAGCCTGCGTAGATTTTTGAACACACGCTAACCCCTAAAGGAAAGAAAACCATGAGAGACATTCTTAGATTCTTTTTCGACAACTATCGGAGTTTTTTAGCACAAGTACGGGATAAGTTTTTGCTCGCGATTTGCTGTCTCTTGATCATTCCGGTCGGCGTCCCGGCTGCCTTGTTTTTTCTCATCGGCCTGGGCGGAAGTTTCGGGATTATCAATAGTATTGGCTACGGTTGGCGACGGCTCAAGGCTTACGCTTACCGCGATACCGCCCCGCAGTGGCAAGGGTTTTTCGCAACATGAGCAAAAAGAAAATCAAAAAGATCAAGCTCTACGATGTCGTTAAGGCCCGGGCGCGAGTTTATTACCTGCAAAACACGAAGTTTTACCGATCGACCAGCACAAAGCGCCTTCGGAAGCTGCTCACCCGCCCGGTTTGGGAACAGAGCTCGAGCAGCTTTCTCGAGTGGGGAGCGCAGCGGGAACTCAAGCGGCGGGCAAAAATCGCGAAAGCATAAAAGAGAAGGCGAAAATGAAATTCTGGAAAAACCTTTCGGTCGAATATCGGTGGCTCATTGCAATAGGCGCTTTTGTTTTGGCCTTCATTATCATTTGCGCGCTGCTGGCCGCCTTTTTCAACGGCACCGACGGCTTCTTTACCAATAAAACGATGCGCCAGCACCAAGCGAATGTAAACGCCCAGGGCGAGGCCATTAAAGCCCAGGAGGGCGCGATCCATGAGCTGGAAAAAGAGGACGCGGCGCAGAGCGCGATCCTCGAGGAGAACAGGAAGGACCATGAGGCAGCAAAATCGGATACCAATACCAAAAACGAAGCTGCGGACGAGGCTCGGCGTAATGCTGATGCTGTACGCAATGCTAATTACGCTAATTCAAACCTCGAGCGGGCAAACAGAGCCCGGTGCAAGGCTTATCCCAGTTCCCCGGGATGTTAAAGATCCGGTCGTGGTCGACCAGTCCTACATCGACGATACGAATAGGGCTTTTGACGAGGTCGTAGCGCTGCGGGAAGCCGCGGTAAAGGCTGCCGAGGCGCAAGGGGCGAGCAAGGCCGAGCGCGCCGTCACGACGGTCCTGGTCGGCAGCTTCGATAGGGTGATCGCCATCAAGAACCAGGAGATCGACGCGCATAAGCAGCTCGAGCTTCTCCTACAGGGGATGATCAAGATCCAGCAGGATTTTATCGCCTGGATGCAGCTGCAGCTCGTGAAGCCGAAAAAGAACATTTTCCAGAAGATCCTGAGCGGGATAAAGAGGGCGGCCGAGATTGTGCTGGGCGTTCTCGCCGGCGCCGGACTGAGGGCGCTGCTCGGGGCGAATTCCACACGCACTGAGGGCGTTCCTCGCTTCGGGGATATCCCGATACCAATCGCCAGGCCTTCTGTATGACAGCTATGTTTGATAACCCTCCCGAGCCGGACCTGATCACAAAGTTAACGGCATACTGGCCGTGGATAGCCGGCTTCATTACGGCCCTCGGCGGCTTTTGGGGATATGTGAAATATTGTCATAAGCAGGTTAAGGCGTGCCGTAAATGGATTGGCCGGTTCTTTGATCTCCCGAATAGTATCGCCCGAATCGAAAAGCAGATCAGTATCGAGGGCGGCGGGACCGTGGTCGAAGAGATAACCCACCTTCGGGCGAACCTCGACAGCTTGAGGGCGCATATAGCCACCGAGACGGCCGCGAGGCGCGCCATCATGCAGTGCGACGACGACGCGTTCTTTGAGGCTAACATGAAGGGACAGATCCTATGGGCGAATAGTGCCTTTCTCGCCATGCTGGGGCGTAAGTTGGAGCAGATCATGGGCTATAACTGGCGGAACTCCATACATGGCCATTACAGGGAAGGTGTGATCGCGAACTGGGCGTCGTCGGTACGCGACGGAACGGACTTCAGCGACCGCTTCCGTGTCATCCGGCCTGATGAATCAGTGGTATCGGTAAGATGTGAAGCCTATTGCAATAAGGACGACCTGGGCAACGTTCTGGGATGGGTCGGGAAGATGTGGACGATCGCCGAGATAGAAAAAGGAGAGTGAAGCCGCATGACCGAAGCAGTACAAATAGCCCTTATTATCGCCGTCCCTACAGCGTTGACAGGGATCGCGGCCGTCATGGTCGGCCTCGTCAACTCTTACATCACTATCAGGACGGATAGGCGCCATGCAAGGGCAGAGCAGGAGGCGGCTGACAAGGTCGAGCACGTTAAGACCGCCCTAAAAGAATCGGATGTAGCGGTAACGGCAAAGCTCAACACAATTCATGGTCTGGTCAATTCAGCTATGAAGGTTCAATTGAAGCTCGTGGCAGAGCTGTCCAGGTGGAAGGCGAACGAAACAAAGAATGCCGGTGATATGGCGGCCGCCGATCTGGCAGAGAAGATGCTGCGAGAACACGATGATGCGCAGGTTGTGTTGGATAGCCGGGCATAGGAATGGGAACGAGCGGGTCCTTCCCCGGCATTTCACTTTTTGAGGGTAACGCACCACCGCAATTGCTCGCTAGTTACAAGATTTTTTTTCAATTCATCAACAAATAGGAGTTTGACCGTTTGAAGCCGACCGTATCCAGATCGACGAGGATTAAAGGGTTGAAGGTTGCCGACCAGATCGCCAAGCTCGCGGCGACGCTGCCGGACGCCTTCGGAAAGCAGGAGATCTATCGGACGGCCCAAAACCTCCGGACTCATTACGGATGGACCGACGAGGAAAAGGACGCCGAAATCTTGAAGTTCGTAAGGATCGGATGCAACACGTACCAAGACTTGGTAAACGAGCTCGGGTTGTCCGCTGAGGTCCTCGCTGTTCGCGTGAAGGCCATGGTTGCCGCGGGGAAGCTCGATGTAAGCAGCTTTGGCAACGGAGGGCCCGGTCGAAAGACAGCTCTGATCCGTGAAATCGCAACTAATTTTAATTAATTACCCCAAAACCTCTTTAATTCTCTGAAAATTCTATCCTCCGAACTGGCGATGTTTCCAAAAATAGTCATAGTTCAACGACCCCCGACAGCCGATAAGATCTTAAAGAACATCAAATTCGGCGCGGCGATGGGTATAACGGACACCGCGAAGCAGGGGCAAGCGGCAGTTGTCGGTGCCCTCCGTGGCGCTTTTACCTTGCGCGGCCTATGGTTTGAGCAGGGGAATCGCTTCGGCATCAAGATCAAGCCCGCGAAAGTAAACGATATGACCGCGGAGGTCCGGACCCGGGCGGACTGGCTGGCGCTCCACGAGACCGGCGGGACCAAAAAAGCCCAGGGCGGCCGGCTCGCCATCCCGACTGAAAACGTCCGGAGAAACAAGAAACTGATCATCCCCCGCGGGCAGCGGCCGGCCGCGCTTCGCGGAAAGAGGACCTTCGTTGTCAGGACCGCGCACGGCGACGTGCTTTATCAGCGGAAATACAAGGGCAAGCGCTCGAGTATCGTCGCTCTTTACAACCTCGAGCAGAGCGCGCGGATAAAGAAAGCGTCCACGTTTCGCGAGCCGATCGAGAAGGTTCTAAGCCGGCGACTGAACGCAAACGTTAGGGCAGGGATAAATAAAGCCCTGGCTTCTATGAAATGACACCTACAAAGGCACCAGTAAAATTTCTGAATATTTCAAAGCTGCAGGTTCGCTTCGGGCTCGACCGCGCGACGATCCGCAAGCGACTGGCAGCAGCCGGCATCGAAAGCGATCCGTCTTCAACGGAAAAAGAGAAACTCTATGTTTTGAACGACGCCTTAGAGATCGCGCTGAAAACGCCGGAGAATTTGCTCGATGCCGAAAGGCTCCGGAAGCTTCGCGGCGAGGCCACTATTGTCGAAATGAAGATCAAGCAGCAGAACGGGGAGCTCATCTCTGCGGCCGAATGCGCGGAGGCGGTAAATCAGATCTTCGGCAACTTGCGTAAGAAGCTCGCCTTGCAGCTGCCGAAAGCTTTAGCGAAACGTCTGTCAAAAATGAGCGACGAGGCCGAGATGGCCAAATTACTATCTGAAGCGACGGAAAAGGTTTTTAAGGAATTGCGCGCGAACCATGAAAAATTCTTAAAATGACCGCACTACACACAGCTATTAAATCAGGACTTCAGTCAGCCATCCCCTCGGCGCTGACCGTTTCCGAGTGGGCCGCGGAATACCGGGTGATCTCCCCGGAGCGCGTAGCGAACCCCGCGAACGCCGGCCGATGGAAGAACGAAAAAACACCTTACCTGGTTGCGATAATGGACGCCGTCCTAGACCCGGCGGTCAACGAGATCCTCTTCCTTAAATCGAGCCAGGTCGGCGGTACCGAAGCTGCTTCGAACATGATCGGCTATTACGCCCACATCGATCCGGCCAACATCCTTTACGTTGCGGAGACGGAGCCGAAGGCCCGGGCCTACTCGTCCGAGATGATCGCCCCGATGATCCGCGATACTCCGGTCCTCCGGGAAATCTTCGGCGAAGCGAAAATGCGGGATTCCACAAATAAGATCGAGGCGCGGCAATTCCGCGGCGGCTTTCTTTTCATGGGATGGGCGACCTCGCCGGCGACTCTGTCGTCGCGGCCGATCCGGATCCTGATCCTGGACGAGGCGGACGCCTACGAAGCCAATAAAGAAGGTGATGCCGCCGGGCTCGCCGAGGCCCGCCTGAAGACGGGCGAAGGTACCCAGAAAACTATTCGTATCACCACGCCCAGGACCAAGGAAACGAGCCGCGTTATCAGCAATTGGATCGATTCGACCCAAGAGAAATACTTTGTTCCATGCCCGCATTGCGGGGTATACCAGTTTTTGAAATGGGCCAACGTGAAATGGGACAACAATCCGATCGAGGCTTATTACGTTTGCGGCGAGATCCAGGATGGTGTGGCCGTCGCGGGCTGCGGCGCCGTGATCGATCACGATGAGAAATTTGAAATGCTCGCTCGAGGCGAGTGGAGAACGACCAATCCCGAGTACCAGGGAAACGCCCGGGGCTTTTGGATCAACGAGATCTATTCCCCTTTTACTACCTGGGGAAGCATGGCCACGGCGTTTCTTAAAGCCAATCGCGAAAAGGCGGAGCGCAATAACACTCAACTGCTGCAGGTTTTCGTCAATACGCAGCTCGCCGAGTGGTGGGAAGAGGAGGGGGAAAAGCTGGATTTTGGCGATCTGACCTGGCACCGCGAGAAATATCCGCACGAGGTCCCGGACGGTGTATTAGCTTTAACGGCCGGCGTCGACGTCCAGGGCGATCGCCTCGAGTGCGAAGTTGTAGGGTGGGGCCGAGATCTCGAAAGCTGGTCCATTCGCCACGAGGTTTTGATCGGAGATCCCGCGCTCGCCGACGTGTGGGACGATCTATACGACCTGCTATCGACCGAATTCAACGGATCGGACGGGACCCACCGCGTTGCCGTTGCCTGTATCGATACCGGCGGGCACCATGCCGACGAGGTGTATAAGTTTGCGAAAGCCAACGCCGGCCGCAAATGGCGGGCGATCAAGGGCGCGAATACCCGCGGAAACCCGATCGTTTCGAAGCCGTCAAAGAACAATAAAGCCGGGGTCTGGCTGTGGATGATCGGCACGGATACCGCTAAAGACCAGATCTTTTCCTTTCTAAAGATCGAGGAGTTCGGCCCGGGCTATTGTCATTTCCCGGACACCTACAGCGATAAGTATTTCCAGCAGCTCTGCGCGGAGAAAAAAATGCTCCACTACTACCGCGGGCAGCCGTATTACCAGTATGAAAAGGTCAATATTAAAGGGGAGCAAGTAACATCTGTGCGTAACGAGGCCCTGGATCTGCGTGTTTACGCGACGGCCGCGCGCGAAATCTCTAAATTTACCGGGCAGGACGTGCCGAAATCACGGAATCGGTTCTTCAAACCAAGGCCGGTCGAGGAAAAAGACGATGGAGAAGCGGCTGCTGAACCAACGAAGAAACCCCAATTGATAATAAAAAACGGGGGTGGAGGGGGATTCGCAACAAATTATTAATATGACTGAAATACCAACGACTGAACCAACGATCATCACGCAGGGCGAGCGCGCCGAGTGGACAAAGACTCTTGGCGATCATCCTTCTTCTGAATATACGCTTGAATACCGATTTCAGGGTCCAAGTGCGGGTTTCAGCATTCCCGCTACCGCGAATTCGAACGGGTTAAGCTTCGACATGGCCATCCCAAAAACTACGACCGTAGCCGCTACCATGGCCGCGGGTAAATGGCTTTGGCAGGCGTGGGCTACCGAGATAGGCGCTACGGCCAACGTCAAACTGGTCGACTCCGGCAGTTTTATTATGAAGGCCGGTTTTGTGACCGGCGCGACGTCCATTCTCAATACGAGTACGGAAAACGAAACGGTCCTGGCCGCGCTCAAGGCCGCCATCACGAGGCGCGCTTCGAAGATCCAGGCAGAATACGAGATCAACACGCCGGCGGGCACGACGAAGATCAAGTATATGTCGATGGAGGAACTGATCGACGCGAAGAACCATTACCAGATCCTTGTCAATCAAGAAACGACGCGCGAGAGCGTCGGTAATGGCGGGCCGTTTTTAAGGCAGGTTAAAGTGAGGATAAGCGATGATTAGTTTATACGAACATCTTTATAACGAGCCGATGGGCCGGATCATCCAGGAGCGCGCCGATCTCCTGGCGAAAGCCCGTGAGGGAAAGCGCAGGTACGCCGGCGCTAAGATCAACCGATTGAACTCTAACTGGGTTACGTCGCCGACCTCGGCTAACTACGAGCTCCGCCAGTCGATAAGTATCTTGCGCGCCCGGGCGCGAATGATGGCGCGGGACAATTCGCATTTTAAGAAGTTTCTGTCCATGTGCCGATCGAATATCATCGGCCCGAAGGGATTGCAGCTACAGTCCCGCGCCAGGATGCAGCGGGGCGGCGCCCTGGATGCAAAGCTTAACAAGCGGGTCGAGGAAGCCTGGTGGCAATGGGCCCATAAGAATACCTGTACGGCGAGCGGGAAACTCGACTTCGTTCGCGTCCAGAATCTCTGCGTCACCCAGCTCGCCCGGGACGGCGAGGTATTGATCCAGCTCGTCAACGCCGATAACGCCTTTGGCTTTTCCCTGAAGCTGATCAATTGCGACTACCTGGATGAAACCTACAACGAAACCCGGCCGGACGGAAACCGGGTAATAATGTCGGTCGAGGTCGACGCGAACGACAGGCCCGTCGCGTACTGGCTGACCACTCCTCCGAGCGATATAAATTTCACACAGCGGAAAGAACGGGAAAGGGTCCGCGTGCCGGCCGAGCAAATGATCCACGCTTTCCTGATATATGACGACGAGGCCCAGGTCCGCGGCGTCACCTGGTTTCACGCGGCCTTAATGGATGCCAAAAACCTCCATGGATACAAAGAGGGAGTTATCATTGCGTCGCGGATCGGGGCGAACCAGCTGGGCTTTATCGAGCAGGACGCTCCGGACGATATGTCCGGATTCATAGGTGAAGACGGCGAACCGATAACGCCCGTGATAGACGTTTCCCCGGGATCCTTTAACCTGCTGAATCCGGGCCAAAAAATAGCGCAGTTCAAGCCCGATCAGCCGACGCAGAATCATCCCGCGTTCTATAAGTCCATGCTTATGGACCTCTCGACGGGCCTCGATGTCTTCTATTTCAATCTTTCCGGCGATATGGAGGCCGTCAATTACTCGAGCGCCCGGGTCGGACTGCGCGAGGAGCGCGATATCTGGGAAGGACTGCAGGATTTTGTGAGCGAAATGATCTGCACGCCTATCTTTCACGCGTGGGTCAAATCGTCATGGATCTCTGGCGCGCTTACGCTTAACCAGAGGGAGTTTGCTGAGATCCAAAATCCGCTATGGCGTGGCCGCGGGTGGGCTTACGTCGATCCGCAGAAGGAGGTTGCAGCCGACCGGATGGCCTTGGAAAGCGGGCTCACAACGTATACCGACGTTTTAGCTGCCAAAGGCGTCGATTTCCTTACTCATCTCGAAACACTGAAACAGGAACGGGCCGAGATGAAAAGAATGGACATTGAATTAACGCCCGCTGAAGTCGCAGGGGCGCCTGCAGCGCCCGATGGAGGAGGGAGCGAGATGGAGGAAATTAAGCGCGAAGCCGATGCTTACGGCGTGGGCGTCCGCGCCGGCACGATAACTCCGCAGACAGATGATGAAGAATATTTCCGAACCCGCTTTGGCTTGCCGAAAATGAGCGCGGAAGCTAAAGACGCATGGAAGAAGGATAAAGGCACGCGGCGCCCGATCACTTTAGCACAGGCCGATGGGTCGCATCCGGGCGCGGCGCCGACTGCAGGAGCGGATGACGGTGCAGATGAGACGTTAAAGGAGTGATTAATTAATTACCCCTAGAAAATAATTGCCCATCTTTTTTACTAAACTTCATAGCCGACACGCAAGAAATCTATTTCGTGTCGGTTTTTAATGCCCGAATTCACCTTAAATACAAGAGACATATACGGCCAACCCCTGGGCCGGGTCTTTACCACGCTCGAGCGCGTTCAGATAGATCCCGAAAATGAGCGCGTTGTTTTGGACGTCGTTCTCGCGACTGACACCCCGATCTACCAGTGGTTCGGCGCTTTCGTGATCCTGGACATGGCGCAGTCGTCCATTCGAATGGATCGAATGAAGGCAAGCGGCGCCGCGCTGTGGCGTCACAACGGCGGCGACCACGTCGGCCGCTGGCAAAACTTCCGCATCGAAAAAGGCAAGCTCCGCGCTGATTGTAAATTTTCACGCAGCCCTTTGGGCGAAGAAAAGCTTCAGGACGTCAAGGACGAGGTCCTGGTCACTACGTCGATCGGGTTCTCGATGTACGATCTCGAGCCGGAGATCGACAAACGAACCGACGAGCAAATGTATATCGACGGAACCCCGGTTTTCCGCTGTAAAGATTACGAGCCCTTTGAGACGTCTTGGGAGCCTATCCCTGCAGATATCGGCGCGGGAACTAATCGCGCTCTGGACCCGACACAGATTTTAAAACGCGCGACACAGCGCAATTCTACAAGTGAGGAAAATAATACTATGCCCGAAAATCCAGTTCCGGCGCCGGCCGCTCCGGCAGTTGACCCGGCAGCACCCGTAGAAACGCGCACGTCGCCCGAGCTGGCGATTGCAAGCGAAATTCGGCAATGGGGCGAGACGCTCAACGCGGCCGACTTCGCAACCCAATATTTACAGCGTTCAGACGCGGAGGTGTCGGTTGCGGCTTTTAGGACCGCACTCAAGGCATCACTCCCCGCGCCCGTCCCGGTACCGGTACCGGATCCTGCAAGTGCCGCGGCGAGAAGCGCCGCGCCTATCGAAACCCTGGTCTCCTCGCAGGTCCGCGGCAACCTGAAATCTTTCCGCGGTCCGGATGCTCATAAAAATGCGCTGCGGGCAGGAATGTTCCTGCTCGCTCAATTCGCCGGCCACGAGCGCGCGATGCAGTACTGCGATACCCACGGCATCCAGTACACCCGGGTAATGAGCGGGCGCGACAACTCCAAAGGCGGCGTTTTCGTTATTCCCGAGATCGAGAGCGCAATTATCGACCTGCGGATCGAATACGGCGTGATCCGCCGCAACGCGAACGTGGTCCAGATGAACTCGGACACCAAATGGGTGCCGCGCCGCGTTAGCGGGTTGACCGCCTACCCTGTCGGACCGGGCCAATCCGGAACATATTCGGATATGACCTATGACCAGGTCGAGCTCGTCGCCCGCAAATGGATGGTCCTGACCAAGATCGAGGACGAGCTCGAAGAGGATTCGGTCATCAGCTTCGCGGACAAATTCGCCGACGAGGCGGCCTATGCCTTTACCTATGCGGAAGATCGCGTCGGTTTCCTCGGCACGGGCGCGGGCACGGATCACGGCATTATCGGTATCATCCCGAAGATTACCGCCGCGACCGCGAGCATCGTCACCGCCGCCGGCAACACGTTCGCCGAGATCACCGAAGCGAACCTCCTATCGATGATCGGACTGCTTCCGCAGTTCGCCCGCCGCGCCGGCCGAAACAAATGGTACGGATCCAACGTCGTTTGGGCTAACGTCCTCGCCCGCCTGGCATTTGCCAAGGGCGGCGTGACATATACCGAGATGAGCGGCCAGATGGTCCCGACCTTCATGGGCTATCCCTTCGAGAACGTGGAGGTCATGCCGGTAACCGATGTAAACAGCCAGATCTCGCTGCTCTTCGGCAATATGTCGCAAGCGGTCACCTTCGGCGATCGCCGCGGCGTCACGATCAAGATGGCCGACGAGAACGATAAGGACTTCGAGAAGGACCTTACCACGATGAAGGCGACGGAACGGTTCGACCTGAATGCGCACGATGTTGGCAGCACGACCGCCGCCGGTCCGCTTGTGGCGCTGCAAATGGCCGGAAGCTAAACAGTTTCCCTTCCCCCCGAAGACGGGCGGTTCTGGCGAATCGCCCACTTTTTGAATATCTGAGGAAAAAAACATGAACGACCTTCAAAATGTAAAAACTGTTTGGATCGCGCAGCCGGTCGCAATCAAGGACAACGCCGCGTACACCACCGCGACGCTCGACACGAAAGGCTTTTCGAAATGCCGGATCGTGGTAGGGCTGGGCGCGACGGACATCGCTCTCGCGGCCTTTAAGCTGACCGAGTCCGAAGACTCCGGAATGTCCGGAGCGGTCGACGTTTCCGGGGCTGATTTCAGCGTTTCGCCTTTAACCCTTCCCGGAGCCGGTGATGACGGGCTGCTTTACGCTATCCACATCGAGCTGCGCGGGCGCAAGCGGTACTTCGACGTTTCGCTTACCGCCGGCGACGGCTCGGCCGGAACGTTCGCGATCGCATGGGCCGATCTTTACGGCGCCGCGGAGCATCCGCATAATGCCGCCGGCCGCGGGTTCGCCCAGGAGGCCATAATCTAATGGCAGTCTTAACGAAGAAGATCCGGATCTTGGAGCGGCAGGGTGACCCATCCAGCGGGGCGATCCTGCAGGCAGGCTCTGTCGTTCCAATTCCCGTGTTTTGGGCCGATAAATGGATCGCCGCCGGCATCGCCGTGGAAGTCAAAGAGGAAGCCGAGAAAGCCGTAAAAGCTGAGAAGAAAAAGAAATAAATGCCCTTTCCCGTATCACTTCTTAACCCCGGAATGACCGCCGCCGACTGGACGGCGCAAAATCCGACATTGCCGCAATTCGTCTGGGGCTACGAGAAGGATACGGGAAAAATAAAGGCGGGCCCCGGCGCGTGGAACGATCTGGGTTATTTGAATCCAAGCGGCGCGGCAGCAGCGGCGGACATTACAGCAGCGGTCAACGCGGCGGTCAACGCGGCGGTCACGGCTTTGCTCGATGGCGCTCCCGGTGCTTTGAACACCCTGAATGAACTCGCGGCGGCTTTGGGTGACGATGCGGCTTTTGCGACAACGGTTACGAACGCGCTTGCGGGGTTGCGCGGCGGCCCTCCGAACTCAGTAGCAGACCAAACAGCCCGATTAGCTTTAACGGGTCTGAGCCAAAATGCGGAGGTCTACCAAGTTGACACAAGGGAGACGTTTAAACTGGTTGACCCGACACACCCCGAACTATTGGTTTCGTGGCAAGCGGTTCTGAGTGCTCCAAGTATAGTGACGGCGACTTTTGATTTTAACGTCGGAGACCCGCAAGTTTTAGTTCTGGCGGTTCCTGCGGGTAAGGTGCGAGTATTTACATTCTTAGCATTGCGAGGTGACGGCTCTGACCTTGCGGGCGTGGACTCAGATGTAATGGTAACTCTTGGCGCTCATTTAATTGGCAGCATTTCAAATGCAAACTCGATTGCAAATATAGGCGAGGCTTTTCAGCACGTTGCGGTACACCTATCCGGCGCTTTAAGTGCCGCCCAAACATCTATTTGGCAAGGTGTCGCAGGGGATGAATTGACGGCTACCTATGGCGGGGCATCCTTACCTGGCACCACCGCTAAGATAGATATTATTTACTATGACCGAGACGCCTAATCAAAGTTAAAGGACAAATTATGCCAATTGTTACGGTAGTCGGAACCCAGAACAACGAAGATATCTGGCGGAAAATTGCACAAAGGCTGGATGCGAGGTTTATGGAGCATTTTAGGGAGCGTAACCGCAACGACCGGGGAAGCGAGAGAAAAGGAATTTTGAGTTTTGAGTTTTTGAAATGATCGATTTGGATGAGGACCTGGAGGAAATTTTTGACACCGCGAATTTTGCGACGTCCGCCGTCTTCACGATCGTCGACAATACCCCGCCAACGCCGGATGTGACGCTCACGGTTTTGGGGGAGTTCCGGGAGGGCTCGGACGCAAGCGTTATCTTCGGGGCAGAGATCGAAGGGGTCCAGCCCAGCATCACCTGCATCACGTCCGAGGTCGCAGCGGTAAAACAGAAGATGTCAGTTTTGATAAACAACCGGACGTTCACGGTTGAAAGGATCCAGAAGGTCGGAACGGGCGTGACCGTTCTTTATTTGAAAACATAATGCCGACGCCGAAAGCCCATTTAATAATTACCGCGATCGTTACCAGGCTCAAAACGATCCAGGTCGCGAACGGGTATGTAACCGAATTCCTGCCCGCGCGGGTTGCTGACTCCGAAAGCAACTGGCAGGCGAGCGAGGGCAATGCGATAAGCGTCTTCGAGGGAAGGACCTCGAGCGTTGAAAGCTCGGACAGCCGGCGCAAAACGGTCCACGTAATGCCGGTCCTGATCAAGATCTTTCTTGCAAAGGCGGTAACGCCGGCGAACATGCGGACAGCGATCGCCGACGTTAAGAAAGCGATCCGCAAAAACGGCTCCGCCAATAACGACTGGCTGGACGAGCGGTGGCCCGTAGTGGCCGGAACAGCGCCCGGGCTGGCGATGAATACCGCGGAGGTCGGCCATGGGATCGAATACGCGGAAAACAGTTTTGAAATAGTAGCCGGCCAGGTGGAGCTCGAGGTTACGTACAAAACGGAGAGGTTCAATTCTTATGAGTGAAAAAAAGGTTTACGTCGAATTAGCGGCCCGCTGCCATGTGGACGGCGCAGAAAAAGAGGCGGGCACGATCGTTGAAATGCTTGAGAAGACCCCGGACGGCAAGGATTACGCCAAGTTTTTCGGCAGGATCCTTAAAAACGTGCCGGCCGAGCAAAAACCCGAGAAAGTCGAGGAATAAAAAACTATGTCAGATACCAATTATTTTTACGGCCACGGCCGAGCTTACGGGGGCGTCCGCACGTCGGCGGGCCTGGTCAGCAATTACGACCTCGACTTCACGGAAGTGGAAAGTCTTTCGCTTAACTTCGCGGCCGACATGGTGGAGCACGAGTCAAAGCGGGAATCGATCGCATCGGTAGATCTGCGTTTTGCGCGGAAGATCGCCGGGACCGGCACGCTCATCTTTAACGTGCATAACACGACCATGCTCGCCCTCGGGTTCTGGGGAACGCCCGGCACGGTTGCCGGCGGAGCTTTTACCGCCATATCCTTCCCGACCGGCCTCGTCGTGGGCGGCCGGTATCCGATCCCTGGCAATAGACGGAACATAACGTCGCTTGTTCTTATCGACTCGACCGGGTCCCCTGTGACGCTCACCCTGGGTACGCACTACAGCGCGGACCTTCACGCCGGCGTGATCACGATTCTCGCCTTAACCGGCCCGACCGTCGTACAACCCATTATTGCCGCCGGCAGCGAGGGCGCAGGCGTCTCAGTAGGTGGGCTTACGCAGCGCATCTACGAACGCCGATTGCTCTACTCCGGCATTAACCTCGCAGACAACGATAAGCGCTGTTCCGTGGACCTCTACAAAGTGCAGTTTGATCCGGCGAAGGACCTGCAGCTGATCAACAGCGGCAACGAGGTCAATAAATACGAGCTCGGCTTTTCGATCCTGAAGGATACGACGGTCGACCCGGCGAACGCCAACGGCCAATATTTCCTCTACAAGGAAGTGAACGAATAATATGAGCAATGAACGCGAGCGCATAACGCGCGAAATTACCGTTTCCGACTATGAATTTATGGACGGCGAGGGCAGCGAACGAAAGAATGCCCGAAAAGACATTATCGCCGTCTACTATTCGCCGAGAAATTCGGATTCAGCGGCTTACCGTGAACTACTCAAAACTCGTATCAAAGACGAGGGCGAGAACGCGGTGATCCCTTACTCTGAAATGTTGCAGACGCGGTTCAAGTTGAAAGAGCTGCGGAATGTGGACACGGAAAAGTCCAGGGGTAAAATTCTTTACGAGATGACCCGGGAGAATCTGGCAGACGAAACCGACCACAATCTTAAGCAGATCGTCACGGCGATCGATAACGATGTAAGCCCAAAACCGACCCCAGCCTCGTAGCAAAGTGGCTCAGAGGTGAAGAGGGCGGGACGCCACTGCCGGGAGCGAGAGAGATTTACTGGGCTGAAACGTTAGGGCAATTGCCCAGTGCGATCGAGAACGAAGAGCCGTTTTGGAAAAATCGCTTGCATGTTAAATATGAAGCCCTTCAAATAAACTGGCAGAAAGATGCCGAGACAAGAAAAGTGGAAGAAATGAAGCAACGAAGAACCCGCCGGTAAAAGCGGGTTCTTATTTTATGGCCGACCAGGAATACAAATTAAAATACGTGATTCAGGGCGACGCGTCCGGAATGCGTAATGCCAACCGCGAGCTAGAGAGAACCGATAAGGCTATAACCAAACTCGGTTCGGGTAAGGGGATCTCCGGGCTTCTCTCGGGCCTGTCCGGCGTGGCCACCGGCGACCAATTAAACGGGTTTACCTCTCAAATAACTTCCGCAAGCAGCGCTCTAGGATCAATACCAGGTCCCGCGGGCCTCGCTGTCGGCGCGATCGCTTTACTCGGGACTGTCACAGTCGGCGCGATCGCCGGGCTTTACGGTCTTGCAAAATCCGCATCCGAGTACGGCTCGGAGATATTCGACGCATCCGAGAAGACTGGGCTCGGCGCGGAAACCCTTTCATCTTTCAAACTCGCCGCGGACCAGTCGAGCTCCTCCTTGGAGCAAGTGACGGCCGGGGTAACGAAATTCTCTAAATCAGTTGGCTCAGCATTGCTCGACCCAACCAGCGAGGCGGCGGCGGCAATGACCCGGCTCGGTGTTGATCCTCAGAAAGCCGTCAAAGACCTTGACGGTGCATTGGCTGGTGTTTTTAAGCGTATAAACGACCTACCGCCCGGGGTTACTCAATCTAAAGCAGCGATAGATGCTTTTGGCAAGGCGGGCGCCGATCTTCTACCCTTCATAAGATCCTTCAATGGCGACCTTCCTGCACTGATTGCCAAGTGCAAAGAACTCGGCATTACTCTTACCGATAAGGACGCCCGCGCCGCTGATGAATTCGGCGACCAGATGGACACGCTCACGGCTCAACTGAAAATGGCTGGCGTGACGTTCGGGCAAGAGTTGATGCCCGTCTTCCTTGAAGGTTCGCGAAGCATTTCAACCTGGCTGTCTGAGAACAAGGGTGAGATAGCATCGTGGGGAAGCTTCACGGCGAACATTCTACGCGGCTCGGCGAGCGTATGGGGCGAGCTGACTACATCCGTAAAAGGTTATTACGACGCGGTTGGACAGGGCGCGCGCGGTGCGGCCTACAAAGAGGCGATGGAGTGGCTTGTCTTTGGGCAATTCAAAGCTATCGCGGGCGGGGTCAAGTTGCTCGAACAGGCGGGCGCGAAGCCTCAATCTATTGCCGATTTGCGGATGGGCGACGATACTTGGCACCCCGCTCCGAAACCAACTTCCGAAGGTCCGGATTATCTCGAGGCCATTGAAGCTCAAAAGAATGCGGCAGAGAAGGCGCAAAAGGAACGGGAAGAAATTGCGAAACGGGACGCGGCGGCGCAGGTGGGATTGCTGAAAAACCAGCTTGACGATTGGGTTGATGTCTACAGCAAGGCGATGCAGAAAGCCCGCGACATCCTCGAAAAAGGGGGCACGGTTGAGGGGTTCAACCAAATGCTCGCCGAAGCTACCGCGACCTACAACTCCGAAGTCTCAGAAATATTCGCGACGCTGGAGGAAGCGGAACGGCAGGTTTCAGACCTCGGAAAGAAGACCACGAAAGAGCTGGAGCTTCAACGCGTCGAACAAGAAAAACGCGCGGTCGACACGAACGATAAAGTTCAAAAGGATTGGACGGACGCAATCAAATTCCGCGATGACTTTTCAAAGAAGGCGTCCGCTGATGAAATCAAACGCGCCAAAACCGACAGCGACCAGCTCATAGCTTTCAATGAAGCGGTCACTGACGCGGCGATTGCTCAAATCGAGTATCAAGTGGCGGTTCAAAATCAGACAGTTTTGGGTGGACTCGCTCAACGTCAGCGACTCGAAAACGACGCGCTTCAAATCCGGTTGGCTCAGCTCGATATCGAACTCGGCAAGGTTTTGGGTAACGCCGAGGAAGAAAAGCGCGTTCGAAACGAAATCGCTATTCTGCAAAAGAACATCAAGGCAAAAGGATTTGCCGACGAAATCGAAACCGCCAACGCTGTTCTCGCCGAAGGCAATTCAATTCTCGCGGAGATAAATAGAAGGATCGAAAAGGGCGCGAAAGATGCAAAGGAACTTGCCGACAATCTTAATGATGCTTTTTCCGCGATGGCGAAGGCGCAAGGCGACGCCCAGGACAAGAAACTTTCACAGACGGTTGGAAGCTCAACCTCAGTCTCCGCAATCGACGAACTCCATCAAATGTTCGTGGGAGACCAGAATACGGCGGCGATAGCTGGGGTAGAAGCGCTCACAACGGCGTTCGACGGTCTGGGGCAAGCCGTGGGCGCGGCGGTGAGCGCGTACGTTCTCTACGGCTCTGTAGGCGCATCCGTGCAGCAAGTAACGGCGCAGATATTAGCCTCAATCGCGCAACAATCGGCGGTCAAGGCGGTTTTCGAGCTGGCAGAAGGGTTCGCAATGCTCGCGCTGGCGTTCTTTGGCCATCCAGGGGCAGGCCCGTCTGCAACTCAGCACTTCATCGCGGCGGGTGTCTACGCTGGGATCGCCGGCATGGCGGCAGTTACGGGGCGAGCGGTGGCAGGTGACAGCTTTAAGAAAGACTCGGCGGGCAGCAGCTCGAGCGGTTCGTCAGCGTCTTCGGGCAGCCGGAGCAGACAGGACCCCGCGCCGTATTCGCGGGCGACGCCTGATGCTTACATGTCCGGGCATCGCTCCGAGGCGCAGATCGTAGCGACGGCGGTCGATAAATTAACGAGGCGGCTGGATTCAATGAAGCCGGGCGACGTCTTGGTCGCGGGTATGCGGCAGAAGCCCGGGGCTGTCGGAAAACAGGTGGTACAGGATAACCGCGGCAATCCCTCGATCGGGAAGACGCTGTTGAAAAATGCAGGGATCAGATAATGCCGGATCTATCAGACTATCAACAATTATCTCTCGTCGGCCTTGAAATAGATTCGGTCGGGTGGAAGGGCGCGAAGCTCGAGGCGAAGTTTGGCGCAGGCTACGGCTCGAGCGCGGTCGTCGCGCCGGCGGGACTGCATACCTGGTCCTTATCGTCCGGGTTGCTGCCTGACGAAGAGGCTTATGGAAGGCTGATCGAGGACCTGCCTCGATTTCAATATTACCTCGGGTTCTTCCAGGAGCACACGACCGGCGGGCGTGACGTCTTTGAGATCGAGTTCAGAGGGCGGCGGTACCACGCTTCTTTTGTCGACGCCGAGATCTCGGCCGAGATGCTGACCATCGATCTTTTCAGCACGGAGGGCGTGCAGGTCCGCCAAAGAAAAGTGCCGGGTATCCAGTATTTTGAGGACGGCTCAATTTTCGACCTCGCTAATCAGCCCGAAGTCTGGGGATGGTACAAGGCCGACGTCGGTTGGGACGGCACCGAGGGCAACTGGGCGGACCAGAGCGGCAACGGTCACGACCTGGCTCGGGGTGGTTCGATCCATGCGTCGACCGCGGCCGCTGTTCAAAACGGTCTGGACGTTATTCGTTTCAACCCCTCTACAGCAGATACATTCCTCGAGGCGTCCGCGTCGCCGGTCATTTACGAAGCATTTTTCGTTATGCAGGTCCGCGAGGCCACGTTCTCGAGCGGGGCCGGGTTATTGACGAACGACATTGGCGTGCCGCTGGTGTTTGGCACGAACGCGGGAACGACCTGGAATAACAACGCGCTCGGCGTAGCGTATGAATACCGGTATAACGGCGAGTTGCTGGCCGAGGCCGCCCAGACGGCACCGATGAATGAGTTCGCGGTGGTCCACGTACGATATACGACCGGGCTGACCCTTACTAATTTACAGATCGGAAAGAAAACCAACACTGCCGGCACGTTTTTGAAAGCTGATTTCGGGGAGATCATTCTTTGCAGTGCGTCTTTGTCGTCCGTCGCGCGCGCGGACATTATCAATAAGCTTATGTCGCCTCTCCGTTGGGGAATTGATGCCTGAATTTGACTCGGAAATATTAGACAAGATCGACATTCTGCGCAGCCTGCGCGCGGCTAATATAACTCCGCAGGTTTACGAGCTGATCAAGATCGAATGGCCTGCACCCACAAGCACGATCTATTATTCGGTGATGAAGACGGACGAGGTGGCGAATCCGGCGCCGGCCGTCTCACCGATCGAGGCCCGGCTCATGCCCGATGGAGATCCGGATTGGTTTACGCCGGTCACGATCGACGGCTCGATCGGGGATGAAGAGGCCGAGCTTAAATTCTGGGACGGCGACGGAGAGTTCTCGGACCTTTTGGTTTTGCACGGCGAGGGGATCAAGGTCACCTTTTATTATTATTTCACCTGGACTCTCGAAGACGAGCTGGACAGCCTGCTCCTTCCTTTCTGGGAAGCCCATCTAAAGCTTGAAGACGAAGCCGACGGCTATTTCGTGTCCGTCAAGGCCGTCCAGGGTTTCCGGAGCGCGGACTCCCGGGCGCCGCACCGCGCCCACTATCAAACATGCCAAGCGGTTTACCCGCCGGCGTTCAATTTAACCCAAGACGAGATCGGCGCCTACGCCGGCTGTCCGGATAATTCACACCTGCTGGGCGGTACGATCGGCAACGGCCTTTTTGATTTTTGCCCGAGGCGAAACACCGGCGACTGCATCGCCCGCGGAATAGATCCTTTATTTCACCTTTCCGACCAGACGATCGAAGCTACGGTGATCGGGACGCAAAGCACGGGCGGCCCCACCTTTTCGACCTCGTCCGGTAATGAGACCAATCTGAAGGATGCAAAGCGGGTGGTCATGGGTACGCGCCGGGTTTATGACATGAAGGTCCTCGCCTTCCAGCGCCACCCGGTGAACAGCGACCCAAACCATGGGTTCTTTGAAGCGATCTACGAAGGCGGGGAGGGTCCGATCGAAGCTATTCAGGATCCGGCTTTCACCGTTGGCAGCGAGAGGAAAGCAGCTGACCCCGTTCATTACAGCGAAAAGCTGGGCGAGCTCGGCCAAGTTGCGGTTTCATTGCCCGTCACTTCGCACGGATACTCAGGAACGTTTCTGCTTCGCTATAACTTCGGGTGGATCAATCCTGCGAACGTAGATCAAAACGACGCCCGGGGTGACGCGATCATCCGCGGCCTGCGGGACATTAAGATCTGGAACGAGGAAGGCGAGGGCCTTCTCGGATCGTACTTTGTCGGAACGGACTTTACCGACTTTGAAAGCTCGAGGATAGACTCAACGATCAATTACACGACCCGGTTTGGTTCGCCGCGGGCCGGGATCCCGCCTACGGCGTTCTCTATACGGTGGGAAGGGTTCATTAAATTTGAGTTCACGGAAACCCACACGCTCACGGTCGACCATGACGACAGCGCGAAATTGATCATCGACGGGGATACGGTTATCAACAATGCGGACGTTGGCATAGATAGCGGCACTTTCGACGCGACCGCCGACACCTGGTACCCATTCGTTCTTGAATTTGTCCAGGGCGTCGCAGCGGGCCCGCAGCCCTGGCGGTGCGTGATGAGTTGGCAATCGGCTTCACAATCTCTCGAGGTAGTACCGGGCGAGGCCTTCCAGCATGACGCGGCCTATACGACCGGCGCGACGAGTAACCGGGCCTGGCAGACCGCGCGGCTCATGACGGATAAGCGATGGGGGTACGGCTACGATTACGACCGCCTGGCGATCGAGACCTCATGGAAAGAATCCGCGGACTGGGTGGCCGACTACGTCCGTTTCACCGATTCCGACGGGAATGAGTTTGAACACTACCGCGGCAAGTCCGACGTCGACCTGCAGGAGAAGAAGATCCAGGAGCAGATCGAAAATATGTGCCTTGGCGGCAGGTTGTCGCGGCCCTTCCTGTTTAACGGCAAGATCCATATCATACCGCTGCGCGCGCTGACAGAGGATGAGCTCGAGGCCTGCCCGGTATTCACGGATGAGGGCCCGGACAGAAATATTATCGTCGAGGATGAGGACGATGTTGAGCGGTCGACGCTCCGTTGGTCCAGGATATCGGACCTTGATCTTATAAACCGCGTTGAGCTGACCTTTGACGACGAGACAAACAATTATCTCGAGACTGCCTGCCCGCCGGTTGAAGACGTCGACGCGCAGCTCCGCGCCGGCCGCGTGACCGGGGATAATACGCGGAAGACGAATGTCCTGAAAGAATCGCTTCTCGGGGTGGTTTCCGAGGCTCATGCTATCAAGCTCTCCTGGGCGTTTCTCGACCTTGGAAAGTTCAACGAGGGTGGACTGCAGAACAATCTAAAGATCACGTTTAAGGCGTGGTTTCTGGATACTCTGGCCCTTCATCCATTCAAAGTGATCAAGGTTGTCAATACCCGGATGAATGAGAAATACGGGTTCGAACATTTTCGTATCATGTCGATGGAGCGCGAGGGCAATCTGCATTATAAGATCACCGCCCAGGCCTATCCGGTCGAATATATGGAAGCTTTCGAGGAAGTTATTGACGCCCCAACCGGAGGAGGCGGGGGTGGTGGAGGAGGTGGGGGCGGGGGCGGCTGCGTCCTCACTCTTGGGACAATTACGATCGAGGACGGCGTGGTAAACGTGCCGATCTTCCCATGTTAAAAATATGGCAAGTTCAAACTATTTAGGATTTCCCGTTACGTACGAAAGCGAGCCCGGAGTAATGTCGCCGGTCGGCCCGGGTGTGGATGTGATCATCTGGGACGTCGCCGGCGCGGCCGATATCGATACCGTCACAACGGACGGCGCCGGGAATATTGCGGCCGGTACCGTTTCCCTCGACGCCGACTCTGTTATCCGCTTTCGTGTAGAAAACTTTGAAGGCCGGGCCTTTTCGACCCAGCAAACAACGACTGCATAAGATGCCGGATCTTGCCTTAAGAAACAATGAGGGAGGCGCGACGTTCGCGCTTACTCTCGCAATGATGGGATTTACGCCCGAAACGGTAGATTCTACTTTTGTGGACCTCTATTGGCGTTTTGAAGATGAAACCACGGACCCGATATGGCTTGGCAGAGGAAGCGCCGGCGAGACGTTCCAGGCGCCGTTTGATGCGAAAGGCCGCAGCGTCCGGATCTTCGCGGCGAGTATCACCGGTGATGGTAAAAGTTTCGTCTCGGACTTCGCGCAAATGGCCCAGGCGGTCTATACGCCCGGGCTCGTGCCGGAATCTGGAACGCTGGTACTGGAGGCCAGCGAGGACATTGCCGCGGGCCGGTTGGTAAATATATTTGATGATGGCGGAACGGCTAAGATACGAAAGGCAAGCGCGGCCGATAACACAAAACCAGCGGTCGGTTTTGTAAATGAAGAGGTCCTGAGCGGCATGCTGGGAACGGTTTATTTTGGGGGCAATCAGATTACCGCGCTTACCGGGTTAGCGCCGGGTGCGACCTATTTTTTGTCGGCAACCCTTCCGGGACGCATTACAACAACCGCGCCAACGGCGTCGGGAAACATTCAACAACAGATCGGCGAGGCAACGAGCGATATAACTTTGCAGTTCGAGCCCCAGCCGACAATTGAAATAGCATGACAGCCAGACGACCATTAGTTTCAGTAGGGGGATTTACCAAAGAGCTGCCAACGGCGGACACATTGCCGTTGGCGTTGATCGGAGTAACATCCTTCAGCGCCGGTGACCTCTCGCCGCTGTTCACGACCGCTGAAGCAACGGCGACCACAACGCCCGCGCTCAGTTTTACGCGGATCTCGCAAAGCCAAAACCTATTTTATGGATCCCCGAATGGGTCGAGCGGTGTTCCGACCTTTCGCGGTCTCGAAGTTGATGATCTGCCGACCGTTGACCTTCTCCATGGCGGTCACGGACAGACAACCCAAATCGCGGCGTTCGATTCGCTATCCCCGGTAACCACGCGCGGCGATATTATTTACGGCGGACTGTTCGGCTCGAACAAGCGTCTCGCCGGCAATGGTACATCAGCGCCAAAGTATTTAAAATCGACCGGAAGCGCGGGGGTCGCGACGGATCCTGTCTGGACCGCACTCGATACCGGGGACCTGCAAAGCGGCACGCTGCCGATCGCCCGCGGCGGAACGAACGCGACAAGCTTCACGTCAGGCCGTGTCCCGTATTTCAACGGCACTGGCTTGGTTGATAGTGCTGACATGAAGTACGGAAGCGCGATCTTTGAGGTCGGGGCATCGGCCGGCGGCGGTGAGATCCGGAGTCATCAAAATAGCTCGAATTTCTATATATCCCTCAAGACGGACACCGGCGCGAATCTCAGCGGCATCTATCGGAACAATCCGGGGTTCACATCCGGCTTTCCGATCGCGTACAGTACGGCGACGGGCGATATTCTGATCGATGCCTTTTTCGGAAGCGGGAACAAGGTGTCCTTGCAGCTACAGGGCGCCGAGATCGCGAAGTTCGACAGCGCGGGGCTCACGATGGCGAGCGGGAAGCCTGTTACGGTCGGCGCGGCGCGCTTTCTTGGATACACGTCGGTAGGTAGCGGACCAACCACCACGCAGTTTCCCAATGACAAGGACTGGGGTTTTCATAAAGATACCATCGGAGGCGTAATCTACCTCGCGTGGAATCTGGGCGGATTGATTCAATCGGTACAATTAACTTAAATAGGAGAATATATATGGCAAGTTTCGAGGAGAGAACAAAAACAGGGGAGGCAGCAGTCGAGGCCGTGGGGCCGGACAATCTGCTCATTCGTCAGAGAAAGTATGATCCCCGTACGGCCAGCCGATTGGCGGACGACATCGCACAGGCAACGCCGGCCGGTCTTCGGGAAACCATCGAAAAGCTGATAGCTCAAGAAGAGGCATTGCGTCAAGAGCGCGAGGACATCGAGTTTATTCTCAAGACGGGCGAAAAAGCGATAGCAAAAGAATTCCCGGCCGAAAAAGAGAAGAAGAGCTAATCCGGTCGACGCGCGCCGTGAGCTTCGCCTACCAATACCCGGACCCCGTACATAAGCCGGTATTCGGGGTCCAGGATCACTGTCCGCACTTCCTCGCAGCCTTCGCGGCGGATCTCGGCCGCCATCGCCCGGGTTTCCGATCTATGCACCACCCGGTTTCCGCAAAGTCTGGCGATCGCGACTGGCGGCAGGGGCCCGGCGGCGGACGCCTGGACGACTAGAGCGAGGACCAGCAGCTTTAATATGGGATCCACAAAAGCTGATGCAGCTGGCCGGCGAAATAGAAGTCGCAAAAGATCATCCATAACGAACCCTCCAGCATTTCGCATTGAACGACCTTCCAGGCGTATGGGTCCGCCCTGCCATCGGGTGAAAGTTCGTAATATCGCTCCGCTGCTCGTTTGAGGCGCGCGAGCGCGAGCTCGTCCAGATACCGTAACCGGTAATGGTGTTTTACCCAAAGATGAGGGTCGGGAGTGAAGGACATCGAACGGGATGAAGGATGTATTTCTGGATCGGGGATAAATTTCCGGCTTGTGTGCACTACCTGTGCACTGGTAGAATTTGCGGCCTTCAAAGAATCGCCGTAAATATTTGATAACGTTGGTGGCCAGGGACGGGGTCGAACCGCCGACACGCGGATTTTCAGTCCGCTGCTCTACCAACTGAGCTACCTGGCCGTCTTTTGTTTTTCACAACAAAAGCGCGAATTTTTAAGTGTAAATAAGCCGTTTCCCGTTGTCAAACCATCGCGCCGAAAAGCCCCCTTTTGTCGGAAACCTGCACAAAAATATAAAAAATATGTTGACAATAATCGAGATAGGGATATAATCACTGATTAGCGGTTGCTTGCCTATGTCAGCCGCTAAACCTTCCGAATCCGTTTGATACCTGCCCGTGCCGGTTTGAACGCCGTCGCTGTCCCCCAGGGGCGCAACATTCAAGCCGGCACAGCTATTTTAAAATTACGAGGTTTTTTTAAGTTATATGTTAAGGAAAGTATTATTTGTCTTTATTTGTGCAGCTTTTTTATCCGGCATTGCATGCCAATCAGCGAGCGCGCCTAATGCCAATGCCAACCGGGCAAACGGCAATGTGAACATCGACCCGAAAAATATGCCCGCGGGCCTTTCGACCGCGCCCATTTCGCCTACTTCAAATACGACTCCCGGCATACCCGACCCGGCAAACGCCAACCGGACCGGCGCCGGCGGCACGCCGACTCCCGGAATACCCGATAAGAATATGATCGGCAAGCCGCTTCCGAAAGGCGCTACGCCTACACCCGGCATACCCGATCCGGCGACGATTAAACGTCAGATGAGCCAGACGAGCAATGTAAATATGCAGGCCGCGCCGAGTATGCGTGACAGCGCGCCGCCCACTTCTGGCGACTCGCGGATGCGCAAGGTCGGGAATAAGAAGCCGCAATAGGAAGTTGTGAGTTTGTGAGTTTTGAGTAGTGAGTGAATAGTAAAAGGCTGCCAGGAAGGCAGCCTTTTCACTTCTATGCCTATGTTTTTCGAACTACGCGCCGGCCTTCGCTTCAGCCCGTATAAAGCCCAGCTCGGTCTTAACTTCCAGTTCGATACGGTCAAAAATATCGCGGTTTTCCTTGAGGAAGGTTTTGACGTTCTCGCGGCCCTGGCCGAGACGCTCGGTCTTGTATGAAAACCACGCCCCGCTCTTTTCGATGACATTGTGATTTACCGCCAGGTCGATCAGATCGCCCTCGCGCGAAACCCCTTCGCCGTACATAATATCGAATTCGCATTCGCGGAAAGGCGGCGCGCATTTATTTTTCACCACTTTGACCCGGGTGCGGTTGCCGACCATTTTATCGCCGTCCTTGATAGCGCCGATCCGACGGATGTCCAGCCGGACGCTGGCGTAAAATTTAAGCGCCTTGCCGCCGCTGGTGGTTTCGGGCGAGCCGAAAAAGACGCCGATCTTCTCGCGAAGCTGGTTGATAAAGATAAAGCACGTGCGCGAGCTGGCAACGATCGCCGTCAGTTTCCTGAGCGCCTGCGACATAAGCCGTGCCTGCAGACCGGGCAGGGAATCGCCCATCTCGCCGTCAAGCTCGGCCCTCGGTACGAGCGCGGCCACCGAATCGATCACGATCACATCGACGCTGTTCGACCTGACAAGCGTTTCGGCGATCTCGAGCGCCTGTTCGCCTGAATCCGGCTGCGATATCAGCATATCGTCGATATTTACACCCAGTTTTTCGGCATATTCGGGGTCCATTGCGTGCTCGGCGTCGATATAAGCGGCTATCCCGCCGGTTTTTTGCGCCGAGGCGACCACCTGCAGTGCCAGGGTCGTTTTACCCGAGCTCTCCGGCCCATAGATCTCGATGATCCGGCCCCGCGGCAGCCCGCCCACGCCGATGGCTACATCCAGGCTCAAACAGTTGGTCGAGATCGCGCCGATCTCTTCGACCGGCCTCTCGCCCAGGCGCATGATAGAGCCCTTTCCGAACTTCTTTTCGATCTGCAGCAAGGCAGATTCGATCGCTTTTCCTTTATCCATAACCATTTTGACTGCTTCTCCGGCCAT